CATCTGTTGCTGAAGGTCTAGCAGACACTCAGAAGGAAAAACTCGCTACTCTTGCAGAAAATGTTGAGTTTGAAAGTGAGACAGACTATCGTGAGAAACTAGGTACACTTAAGGAATCTTATTTCCCAAGTAAAACTAGTGCTCCAAAGAGCACCTCTGAGAATTTATCAGAAGAGGTTTCAACAGATGAAGTAGCATCAGTAGATACTACTCCTAGAATGCAAGCCTATTTGGATATCTTATCCAGAGCTGCGAAGAAGTGAATTTAACATTTATTCAAACAATAAACCGTAAGAGGTAAATTTCAAATGCAAATGTATAACACAGAACATTTGCAGGAAAAGTGGGGACCTATCCTCGATTTTGACGGAGTTGATCCAATCAAAGACGCTCATAGAAGAAACGTCACCGCTATCCTGTTAGAAAACCAAGAAAAAGAATTAAGAGAGGAAGCATCTTTCCTTTCAGAACAGCCAACAGTAAACACTGGTTCTACAAGTACTGCAGCAGGTTTCTCTGCTGACGCAACTGCAGCTGGTCCTGTTGCTGGTTTCGACCCAGTATTAATCAGTCTAATTCGTCGTTCAATGCCTAACTTGGTGGCATACGATTTAGCTGGTGTACAACCAATGAATGGTCCAACTGGACTTATCTTCGCAATGAGATCCAGATTCACTAATCAGAGTGGAACTGAAGCACTATTCAACGAAGCAGATTCAGCATTCTCTGGTCAGGATGATGGATTCGATGTTACATCTGGATTCACTGCTACAGGTGCATCTAACGTTGGTTTAGGTACAACCGCACAGCAAGGTTCAAATCCAGGACTTCTTAATTCAACTGCCGCTCAGACAAACGCTACTGACTACAACGTCGGTCAAGGTATGAGAACAGATGATGCTGAAGCATTAGGTAACACTGCTGGAGATCAGTTTAACGAGATGGCATTCTCAATCGAGAAAGTCACCGTGACTGCGAAGTCAAGAGCTCTAAAGGCAGAGTACAGTTTAGAACTAGCACAAGACCTCAAAGCAATCCACGGATTGAATGCTGAGGCTGAGTTAGCAAATATTCTATCAACTGAAATTCTTGCTGAAATAAACAGAGAAGTTATCAGAACAATCTATAACGTCGCTGAACCAGGTGCTCAAGCAAACGTTGCTAATGGTGGTATATTCGACTTAGACACAGACTCCAACGGAAGATGGTCAGTTGAGAAGTTTAAGGGTCTCATATTCCAGATGGAAAGAGATGCTAACGCTATCGCACAAAGAACTCGTCGTGGAAAGGGCAATATGATCCTTTGCTCCGCAGACGTTGCTTCTGCACTAACAATGGCTGGTGTACTTGATTACACACCTGCTCTAAACGCTAACCTTAATGTAGATGACACAGGCAATACATTTGCTGGTGTGTTACAAGGTAAGTATAGAGTGTACATTGACCCATTTGCTGCTAACGTAGCTGCAACTCAGTACTATGTAATGGGTTACAAAGGTTCTTCACCTTATGACGCTGGATTATTCTACTGCCCATACGTTCCTCTACAGATGGTTCGTGCGGTTGGTCAGGATACATTCCAACCAAAAATTGGATTCAAGACCAGATATGGTATGGTTGAGAACCCATTCTCACAAGGTACAACTCAGGGACTTGGAACACTCACACGTAACACAAACCGTTACTACAGAAGAGTTAAGGTTTCTAACCTTATGTAATATAAATATCTCGTTCGAGATACAGAGACTCCTTCGGGGGTCTCTTTTTTTGTCAATGTTTTGAAACCTAAATAATGTTACAGGAGGTTAAGACGAATGTTACATTTACTAGGTAGAGGAATAATGCCAGAATGGGATGATGAGAAGCACGACAGAGATGAGGTCTTTGCCTTTCTGTGTTATCGTGGAACTCATTATGCAAAAACGGTTTATATAGATTTCTGTATGGAGGGTCCTTCTTGGTTTCTAAATAATCCTAGAAAAGATGATCCTAAAATTAATACCTAACACACATCCAATGCTACATGAAAGGGTAAAACAATGTAGCAAAGATTTAGATCGTCGTGAAATGTCTCGTATTCTAAAAGAGAATATGACACATTACGAAGGAGTTGGTCTGTCTGCAAATCAAATTGGTATTGATGAAAGAGTTTTTATTATGATGTTGAATATGGAAACAGAAGAAACAATCACTTGTTTCAATCCTCGTATCATCAAAAGATATGAGGATGATGTTTGGTGTGAAGAAGGTTGTTTATCATTTCCTGATGAGATTATAAACATTCAAAGACCAAATCGAATTATTGTAAAATACGAAGATGAAGATAAAAAAGATCATAAGATAAAACTGAGTGGAATGGCAGCAAGAGTTTTTTTACATGAGTTCGACCATTTAGAAGGAATTGTTTTTACTCAAAGACAATAAATAATCAAAAAGATAATGACTAATTCGGCATTCGGAAAACAAATAGCAAATAGAAACTTTCTCTCAGGAGTTGGATTTAAATTTAATTTGACTAAGTTTCCGAAGGTTGACTTTTTCTCAAATTCTGCTAGAATACCAGAGTTGAACCTTGAACTCGCACAGCAATCATCATATTTAAAAAATATTGCTGTACCAGGTGAAAGATTAACTTATGGAGATTTTACTCTTCGTTTTTTAGTTGATGAAAATATGGAGAACTATCAATCCATTTATGATTGGTTGACAGGTTTAGGATTTCCAGAAACAACAAAAGAGTTTGCCGAAATAATTAAAGACAAAGACGGACAGAGAGATCCAAAAGAAGCATTTTGTGATGGAACTCTTAGAATTTTAAATAGCAACTATCGAAGTGTCGCAAAAGTTAAATTTAATGATTTATTTCCAGTATCGTTAACTTCACTCGAATTTGATGCAACTAATACTGACGTTCAGTTCTTTACAGCAGAGGCAACCTTTAAGTATACTTTATATAAATTAGTTTCTAATACATGAATCTTGAACAGATTCAGGAGATGTGGGAGAAAGACTCCAAGATCGATCCTGATAATTTACATGATGAATCATTAAAAATACCTCAACTTCACTCAAAGTATTACACACTCTACAATACGATTACTTTGTTGCGTGAAAGAGCAAGAGAACAATATGCTAAAGTTAGACTAGAAAGATATAATTACTTTACTGGTAAAGCAGCTGCAGAAGTATATGTAGAAGAACCATTTCCATATAAGGTTCGAGAAAAAGATGCAATTCAAAGACATCTTGAAGCAGATGATAAGATGAATAAAGTTGATATGAAAATCAAATATTATGATATAATGCTTAAATTTTTAGAGGAAATAATCAGAAATATATCTGGACGGACTTATCAAATCAAAAATGCAATTGAATGGAATAAATTCCAAGCAGGTTATAATTGATTATGGAAAAAATTTTTTATACTTACGCTTATCTAAGAAGCAAAACTTCTAGAACTGCGGAGGCAGGAACACCATATTACATAGGAAAAGGTCATGGCAATAGAGCATATGGACATCATCGTAGAACACCAGTTCCTAAAGATAAAAGTAAAATTATAATACTTAAGGAAAATTTATCTGAACAGGAAGCATTTGCTTATGAAAAGGAATTGATTAAATTTTATGGTAGAAAAGACTTAGGTACAGGCATTCTTATGAATTGGACTGATGGTGGAGAGGGGACTTCTAATCCATCACAAGAAACAAGAAGAAGAATGATGGAAAGTAAAGCGGATTATTTTAAAGAGAGACCAGAAATGTATGGTGGTTCTCTTGGTAGAACAGCAGAACAACATAGTGCTGATAGTGCAAAGGCAGCACAAAAAGGAATTGTAAAATGGACAAAAGAGCAGAGAGAAAATAATCCAGAGTATGTTGAAAAACAAAGAGAGATATCTAGGCAAACTGGATTAAAAAATGCTGAACTAGGGATAGGTATATGTGGATTAACAAAAGAACAGAGAAGTGCTAATACTAAAGCATTATTTGAAGGTGAAGGTGGTGAAGAACGAAGAGAATTTTATAGACAGAGAGTAAAGGACTGGAATGAATCTGGTACAGGAATGTATTCAGAAGAAGCAAAACAAAAAAGACATGAGACATATTATAAGAATGGAAAGAATATGGAGTCTTTTACCGTAGTGTCTCCTTGGGGTGAAACATTTTCAGATAAAGGTATTAAACCATTTTGTAGGAAAATGGGTATTTCTCACACATCTCTCGCATCCGTAATACATGGAAAAGCATATATGGTGAATGGATGGCATCTACCAGAAAATGATCCACTTCTACCATTGAAACTATTTCGTGAGGGTAAAACTACTAAAGAGGTAAATGAGATTATAGGATCTGGAGCTAGATATCCAACTAGGTTACTTCCAATACCAAAAGAAGGACATAAGTGGTGTCCCTGTTGTTTTAAGGAACTACCTTTCAGTGAATTTCATGATAATATTGATAAGAATGGTATTAGAAAGAAAAGAAGTTCATGTAAATGTTGCAAGTTGGAACAAGATAGAAAAAGAAGAGAAGCAAGAAAGAATAAATAACTTAGTAGATTTACTAATACAATGAAACCAACTCCAAGAGAAACAAAAAAGATTCACGAGAATTACGAGAAAGTGAAGCAGCATCTTATTGATGAAAAATATGCAGTGGACGATGATTCTGCAGATAAAATTATCTCAGGTATGAGTCAGGATTGGTTTGATACTATAGTAGGATGAAAACATTTCAACAGTTTATGGAGGATCAATCTAAGAATCCCTTCATAGATCAAACTGGAAAACAAAATGTAGGTCCATTTGACTACGGACATAATCCACCAATCCATAAACTGAAAAGTGGAAACAAATATCCAAATAATATAATGGATAAAACTGGTTCTAAAGAATTAGATAGTTACTATCGAGAACCAGAGGTTAAAAAATTTTTCAAAGATAATAACAATAAAATAAAATCAAGGTCAGAAGGTCCTGGTGGTTTAAGTAAATTTAAATATTTTAGTAACCCATATGTTGGTAAAGGTCAATCGGCAGTAAAGTCACCAAAAGGTGTATTTCCAAAAGGATAAAAAAATGAAAACTTTTAAACAATTTAACGAAGAATCAAGAGTTCACCTTACAGAAATAGATCGTAACATGGGTGGTTTAGGATTAGCTAGCAAAGTTATAGGTGGTGGAGTAAATCTTGCAAAGAAAGGTCTTAACCTTGCAGGAAGAGTATTCAACTCTGCACCAGCGAGAGGATATTATGGATATGAAGCTGGTAAAGAAACTGTAAAGAGTATTAAAAATAAAGAACCTCTTCATCAAACAGGTTTTAAAGCAATGCAAGGATTTTTTGCTAAAAAAACTGGGGGTTTAAAAAGAGGTTTAACAGGAGTTGCAGGTCAGTATCTTACACCAGGCGATAAGAGTGGACAGTAGGATGAAAACTTATACTCAATTCATTACAGAACTGAATAAGTTTGAACTTGCATTAAAAGCAGGTAAAATTGGACTTAAGACTCTAAAGAAACTTAAGATTCCTACGAAAGGATATAATTATATGAAAACATTTGGAAAGTATAAGATTGATAAAAATGTTCCCAAAGTTCCAAAAGCAGAACTTGTAGGTGGACCTCACAACATAGGAATGAGAAATTTTACTGGAAATCCTTTCACTTCAATGCGAAGAAGTGCAGAAAATCAATTAAGAAGTTATCAAGCCTTGGCACCAGGTCAAACAGGTAAATATAATACTTTTAGAAATAAGTTTGGTGATGAACTATATTATGATACAACTAAAGGTCGTCATAAAGATTTGAGAGGTGTCAGTAAGAGATTTAATCGACAAGCGTATGCTGATATGAAACATAAGTATTTGGATGGTGATAAGAGTGCAAAAAAGGCGATGGATGCGATTAAAGATATGGGAGATGCAAATAGACAATTATCTAAACCTCCTTT